TGAAGCTACTAAAAAAGAACTAGAAGAAGAATACGGTCAAGTTAATATTGATCTTAAAGATGGTTCTTACGTTGAGATCGAAAAAGAAGATGCAGAATAATATAAGAAAGATTAGTATTGGGTCTGACTACAAAAATGATGCTATGCATTACTCTGTAGGTCAAGAAGTCTATGGTGGTCATATAATATCACACATACTTTTTAAAGACTCAGACAATTCTTATAATATACATATTAAAAAAAACGACGAGGTATTGCCATGGAAAAAGTTTAACTCTAACATGGCTATATCCGTTGAGTATGATCTTAAATATTAATGAAAAGTTTATATGATTTCATAGTAGAACCAGTTGGTGAAACTTATGATAACAAAATAAACCTAAGTGGTGTTGAAGTAATATTAAATACAAAAATAGAAAGCTATAAATTTGTTAATAATATTGCTAAAGTTATAGAAACACCATTAGCCTTTAAAACTCATGTTAAAAAAGGAGATTTAATATTAATACACCACAATGTTTTTAGAACTTTTTATGACGTAAAAGGTGTTAAGAAAAAATCAAGGTCTTACTTTAAAGATAACAAATATTTTTGTTCGTTGGATCAAGTGTATTTATACAAAAGAAAAAACAAATGGAACTCTATAAATGATAGATGTTTTATACAACCTTTAAAAAATAATGATAAATTTAAGGTTGAAAAAGAACAAAGTCTTATTGGTATATTAAAAATAGGTAATAGCTCATTAGAAGCGCTAGGAATTAACGAGGGTGACACTGTAGGTTACACGCCTAACGGTGAGTATGACTTTATAGTTAATGAAAAGCGTTTATATTGTATGAAATCAAATGATATTGTAATTAAGTATGGAAATCAAAAAAACCAAACAAAGTATAATCCTAGCTGGGCAAGTAGCAGTTGAAGAATTAATCAAAGTAGCTAAAGAACCTATACTAGGTTCAAGCGAAGATTTATCAGCAGACAGATTAAAAAACGCAGCAGCAACTAAAAAGCTAGCTATATTTGATGCTTTTGAAATACTTAATCGCATTGAAGAAGAAAAGAATATGTTAGAAGAAAAACCAAAAGAAGCTAAAAAAGAAACTACGTTTCGAGGCTTTGCTGAAGGAAGATCTAAATAATGTACAAACAAACTTTATACAAGGTAATACCCGATCATATTAAACCTAAGATTCTTAAGCAGATGAATAGGTATAAAAAATGGAAGTATGGATATAACGAAGATCATGATATGGTTGTTATATCTAAAACTGGAGAAATAGGTGAAATATATGAGATTCAAAACCTCAAAATAGCTTTACCTAAGCAACACGAGGTTCATGTTTTTGAAAGCGACAAATGGACAAGAACTGAAATACCTAAAGTATTAAAGAAAATAAAAACCGTATTTGATTGGAGAGAATATCCAGAAGATTTTCAAGAAAAATGGTATGACTATATTGACGAAGAGTTTAAAAAACGCGAAAAAGGATTTTGGTTTGTTAGCAAAGGCATTACTACTTACATTACTGGCACTCATTACATGTATTTACAATGGTCAAAGATTGATGTTGGTAAACCAGACTTTAGAGAGTCAAACCGTCTTTTTTTTATATTCTGGGCTGCTTGCATAGCTGATAACAGATGTTACGGTATGTCTTATCTTAAAAACAGACGTTCAGGCTTTTCGTTTATGGCATCCGGTGAATGCGTTAATATGGCAACAATATCAACCGATGCACGTTTTGGTATATTATCAAAATCAGGTGCTGATGCTAAGAAAATGTTTACAGATAAGGTAGTGCCAATATCAGTTAATTATCCTTTCTTTTTCAAACCCATACAAGATGGTATGGATCGCCCTAAAACAGAATTAGCATATCGTGTGCCAGCTTCTAAATTCACAAGAAGATCTATAGTTTCCACAGATAAACCAGAAGATCTTGCTGGACTAGACACAACTATAGATTGGAAAAACACTGGAGACAATGCTTATGATGGTGAAAAACTAAAACTTTTAGTACATGATGAGTCAGGTAAGTGGGAAAGACCAAACAATATATTAAATAACTGGCGTGTAACAAAAACTACACTAAGACTAGGTAGTAAGATTATTGGTAAATGCATGATGGGATCAACATCAAACTCTTTAGATAAAGGAGGTGCTAATTTTAAAAAATTATACTATGATTCAGATGTTACAAAAAGAAACTCCAATGGACAGACTCGTTCAGGACTCTATTCTTTGTTCATACCTATGGAATGGAACTACGAAGGATACATTGATTCTTATGGCATACCTGTATTCGACACACCAAAAGAAAATGTCGAAGACCCTCATGGGACTAAAATTAAAATAGGTGTAATAGAGTATTGGCAAAATGAAGTTGATGGATTAAAAGGAGATCAAGATGGTTTAAATGAATTTTACAGACAATTTCCAAGAACAGAGGAACACGCTTTTAGAGATGAAGCAAAATCATCTTTGTTTAATCTAACTAAGATATACGAACAGATAGACTGGAACGCAGATTCAAAAATAAACAATACCGTTACTCAAGGAAACTTTCAATGGGTTAATGGAATCAAGGATGGTTCTGTTATTTTTACACCTAATTCAAGTGGAAGATTTTTTGTATCATGGATACCATCATCTAATTTACAAAACAAACTTATAATAAAACAAGGCACTAAATATCCAGGTAACGAGCACATGGGCGCTTTTGGTTGTGATAGTTATGATATATCAGGTACAGTAGATGGTAGAGGATCAAATGGCGCTTTACATGGTTTAACGAAATTTTCAATGGAAAACCATCCGCCTAATCATTTCTTTTTAGAATACATAGCTAGGCCACAAACTGCTGAAATATTCTTTGAAGACGTTTTGATGGCTTGTATTTTTTATGGCATGCCTATATTGTGTGAAAATAATAAACCTAGGCTTTTGTATTATTTTAAAAGAAGAGGCTATAGAGGCTACTCAATGAACAGGCCAGATAAAATATACACCAAATTATCTGTTACAGAAAGAGAAATAGGTGGAATACCTAATTCAAGTGAAGATATTAAACAGGCTCACGCCGCGGCAATAGAATCTTACATAGATGAACACATAGGCTTAAAAGTTAACGGGAATTATGGAGACATGTATTTTCAAAGGACTTTAGAAGACTGGGCTAAGTTTAATATAAATAATAGAACAACTCATGATGCTTCTATAAGCTCGGGACTAGCTGTGATGGCTTGCAATAAAAATAAATATAGACCAAACCCTGTAGTTGAAAGAAAAGTTTATGATCTAGGTATTAAAAAGTTTAACAACAAAGGATCAATGTCAAAAATAATTCAATAAATGAAGTCAAAAATATACACTAACTCTAACAGTGCCTTTCCTAGTCAGGTAGTACCTGAAGCGGAAAAGTCTTCTTTGGAATATGGAACACAGGTAGCTTCAGCTATCGAAACAGAGTGGTTCAACCAAGGTAGGACAAACGGTAATAGATTTGTTACTAGTTGGAATAATTATCATAACTTAAGATTATATGCTAGGGGTGAGCAATCAGTTCAAAAATATAAAGATGAATTATCTATAAACGGTGACTTGTCTTATCTTAATTTAGACTGGAAACCAGTTCCAGTTATTTCTAAATTTGTTGACATAGTTGTAAACGGTATATCAAATAAAAAATTTGAAATAAAAGCCTTTTCTCAAGATCCTTATTCAACACAGAAAAGAACAAATTATGCTACTAATTTAGCAAAAGATATGTATGCAAAAGAAATGCTTTCTGATGCTATGAATCAATTAGGTACAAATTTTCAAAGCTCAAACGTACCTTTAAATAAATTACCTGAGTCTGAAGATGAATTAGAATTGCATATGCAATTAAGTTATAAGCAAGCTATAGAAATAGCAGAAGAAGAAGCTATAAGTACTACTCTAGCTAAAAATAAATGGGATTTAACAAAGCGTAGAATAAATTATGACTTAGTAACATGTGGTATAGCAGCTACAAAAACTTCATTTAATAAAGCAAATGGTATAGTTGTAGACTATGTGGACCCTGCTCATATGATATATTCTTACACTGAAGATCCAAATTTTCAAGATATATATTATGTTGGTGAAGTTAGATCGTTAACTATACCTGAATTAAAAAAAGAATTTCCAAATATATCACCTGAAGAATTACAAAGAATTCAAGAAATGCCAGGTAATAGACAGTACATAACTGGTTGGGGTAATTATGATAACAACACTGTTCAGGTAATGTATTTTGAATATAAAACTTATCATGATCAAGTTTTTAAATTAAAACAAACAGAAAATGGATTAGAAAAAATAATCCAAAAGACTGATATGTTTGATCCACCAGAGGCTGATACATTTAAAAAAGTTTCAAGAAGTATTGAGGTTTTATATAGCGGTGCAAAAGTACTCGGAACAAACACAATGCTAAAGTGGGAGATTGCTGAAAACATGACAAGACCAATGGCTGATTCAACTAAAGTTGAAATGAATTATGCTATATGTGCTCCAAGAATGTATAAAGGTAGAATAGAATCAATTGTAAGTAGAATTACAGGGTTTGCAGATATGATTCAGCTTACTCATTTAAAAATGCAGCAAGTATTAGCAAGACTAGTACCTGATGGTGTGTTTTTAGATATGGATGGTTTAGCTGAGGTTGATTTAGGTAATGGTACAAATTATAATCCAGCAGAGGCACTTAACATGTATTTCCAAACTGGTTCTATAGTTGGTAGATCCTTAACTCAAGACGGTGATTTAAATAGAGGTAAAATACCTATACAAGAATTATCATCTTCATCAGGTGGGGCTAAACTGCAAAGTCTTATACAGACTTATCAATACTACCTGCAAATGATAAGAGACGTAACAGGGCTTAATGAAGCTAGAGATGGTAGTTTACCAGACAAAGACGCGTTAGTAGGCCTAGCTAAGATGGCCGCTAATCAATCTAATATTGCTACTAAACATATTAACCAAGCTAGTCTTTATTTAGCTCTTAGAATATGTGAAAACATATCTTTAAAAATGGTAGATGTACTAAGTTTTCCTTTGACTCATAAGGCTTTGTTAGAAAGTGTATCTGTATACAATGCTAAAACTTTATCTGAAATAAGTAATTTAAATCTTCATGACTTTGGTATATTTTTAGAATTAGAACCAGAAGAAGAAGAGCAGCAAATGCTAGAGCAAAATGTTCAAATAGCGTTACAAGGCGGAGGTATTGACTTAGAAGACGCTATAGACATACGTCAAATAAAAAACATTAAATTAGCTAATCAGCTTCTTAAACAAAAACGCAAAAAGAAAATTAAAAGAGATCAAGAGCAGCAAAAACAAATTATAGCTTCTCAAGGTGAAGCTCAAGCAAAGACAGCGGAAAAAGTTGCTTTAGCTGAGGTTCAAAAACAACAAGCTTTAACAGAGCAAAAAGTAAGCATAGAGCAAGCTAAATCTCAATTTGAATTGCAAAGAATGCAAACTGAAATGCAAATAAAATCTCAAATATTAGCTCAAGAATTTGAATACCAAAAACAATTGGCTCAAATGAAAATAGGAAAAGAAGATAACAAAGAACAACAAGTTGAAGATCGTAAAGATAAAAGAGTAAAATTACAAGGAACACAACAAAGTCAATTAATAAACCAAAGACAAAATGATTCCGGACCAGTAGACTTTGAAGGTGCTGGCGAAGATTTATCACAATTTGGCCTTAATTAATTAAATTAATAATCATATAATATCATATCATGTCAGAACAAACAAACGAACCTGTTAAGCAGGAAGGTGACTTTAAAATAAAGTCTAAAAAGAAAACACCTAAAAACTTAGGTCAACAATCAGAAAACAATATAACAAAAGTTGATTTATCAAAACCCGAAGCAACTGGAGAATTAATCCCAGAAGTTATCAAGGTAGATATACCAACTCTTAAACCAGAAGAGGATGCCATTCAAATCGGAGAAACAAAGGAAATGGTTATGGGCGAACAAGCCGGAGATAGCGCTAAGGTGGACAAACAAGTACCAAAGCCCGAAGAAGTTTCTGAAGAAGCTTCACCAATCCAAGAAATAACACAGGAAGCTAAACAAGTAACAAAAGAAATAAAAGAAGCAGTTAGAGATGAAAAAGTACTAGGTAAACAATTACCAGAAAACATCGAAAAACTAGTTAATTTTATGGAAGAAACTGGTGGAACAGTACAAGATTACGTTTCGCTAAATAAAGACTATACAACTTTAAGTCCTACACAAGTTCTTAAAGAATACTATACAACAACAAAACCACATTTAGATCAAGAAGAAATTTCTTTTTTAATAGAAGATAATTTTGACTTTGACGAGGAAGTGGACGAAGCAAGGCATATTCGAAAGAAAAAACTTGCTTTTAAAGAAGAGGTTGCAAATGCCAAAAGCTTTTTAGAAAGTTCTAAGAGTAAATATTACGACGAGATCAAGTTGAGACCGGGCGTTACTCAAGAACAGCAAGAAGCAGTAAGCTTTTATGACCGCTACAAAGAGCAGCAAAAAATTGCTACAAAATTACACGGTGACTTTAGAGACAATACTAAAAAACTATTTAGCGAAGAATTCAAAGGTTTTGATTTTAACGTTGGAGATAAAAAATTTAGATATGGAGTAAAAGATCCTAGTAAAATTGGTGAAACTCAAGCAGATGTACAGAACTTTGTTGGAAAATATTCCAACGATAAAGGTGAAATTGTAGATCAAGCTGGGTATCATAAAGCTATGTATGCTGCTATGAATGCTGATAAAATCGCTCATCATTTTTACGAGCAAGGAAAAGCTGACGGTGTCAAAGACATTATCACATCTTCCAAAAACCCATCACAAGACGGACCTAGGCAAGTTGCCGATGGAAATGTTTTTATAAACGGATTAAAAGTAAAAGCTATTAGTGGATTGGATTCATCAAAATTAAAAATAAAAACAAGAAAATTTAACTAAAAAAAACAAAAATTATGGCTTTAAGTCCACAGTTTGGGAGTATTATCCCATCCCAGTCGCAACAAGCATTATCAACTAATTATTTAAACTTTTCTGGTGCAAATGGTGTGAATTTTTCACAACAATATTTACCAGAGCTTTATGAGCAAGAAGTAGAGAGATATGGTAACAGAACGTTATCAGGTTTCTTAAGAATGGTTGGAGCTGAGATGCCAATGACATCTGATCAAGTAATTTGGTCAGAACAAGAAAGATTACACATATCATACAACAACTGCGTAGTAGCAGGTGCTGGTGCAGCCGCTGCAACAATTACAATTCCTGTAACTGCTGTTGGTGTCGCGCCACAAATCGTTAACGTTGTTTCCCCTTTATCAACAATAGTTGTAATGGATAATTTCGGTAATGAAGCAAAATGTTTAGTAACATCATCTAACACGGCGCAAGCTGGTGCAGGAGCTGGACAGTTAGTTGTTGAAGTATATCAAGGAGCTAATTTAGCTGCTAACGGTATTGCTAACGGAAACCCTGTTAAAATATTTGTATACGGTTCTGATTTCCAAAAAGGATCAAGTACTGCAAATGCTGCAGTTGGAGCAAACGCTTCTACTGGTGCAGGTAACTTGTTAAACCCTATGGTAACTGTAGATCCTGCATTTACTACATTCACAAATTCTCCTATCATAATTAGAAGCCAATACACTGTAAACGGTTCTGACACTGCTCAGATCGGTTGGGTAGAAGTTTCTACTGAAGATGGAACTGGAGGTTATTTATGGTATCTAAAAGCTGAGTCTGAAACAAGACTACGTTTTGAAGATTACCTAGAAATGGCAATGGTTGAAGGTGAATTAAACGCTGGCGCTGGTGCAGTTCCTGCTCAAAATGGAGGAACAGAAGGTTTATTCGCTGCTATACAAAATGGTGGTAACGTGCAAGTAGGCTTTACAGCTGCTGCAGGATTAGACTCTTTTGATGCAATACTTAAAAACCTTGATACTCAAGGAGCAATTGAAGAAAACATGTTATTCTTAAATAGAAGCACTGCTTTAGATTTTGATGATATGCTAGCTTCTATCTCTGGAGGATTCTCTGGTGGTACTGCTTTCGGTTTATTCGAAAACTCTGAAGAAATGGCTTTAAACTTAGGTTTTAGTGGTTTCAGAAGAGGTTCTTATGATTTTTATAAAACAGATTGGAAATACTTAAATGATGCTTCTACAAGAGGTGCTTTAACTGGACCTGCTTCTATTGAAGGAATTTTAGTTCCTGCTGGAACTTCTACTGTTTATGATCAAATTTTAGGTACAAACATTAGACGTCCTTTCTTACACGTAAGATATAGAGCTTCACAAGCTGACGATAGAAGAATGAAATCATGGCTAACAGGTTCTGTTGGTGGTGCATTTACTTCTTCATTAGATGCAATGGAAGTAAACTTCTTATCTGAAAGATGTTTAGTAACACAAGCTAGAAACAACTTTGTATTATTCAGAGGAATCTAGAAAATTCATGTAATTTTTACCCTCGTTATATTAACGGGGGTAACTATTACTTTTAAACTATTTAATTATATTATATTATGTCAAATAAAAAAGAAACCCAAAAAAATTGGGAAATAAAAGATAGACACTATTTTTTATCAGGAAGAAAAACTCCATTAACTTTAACAATACCTAGTAAACATACTAGAAAACATCCATTACTATATTTTGATCCTATTTTAAATTCTCAAAGAGAAATAAGATTTGCAACTAATCAGCAGTCTTGTTTCGTAGATGAGCAAAAAGGAGAAGCAACTATGGGGCACATAACTTTTACAGATGGTGTGCTAATGGTTCAAAAAGAATTACAAACATTACAAAAACTGTTATCAATATACCACCCGTTGAGTGGTCGTTTGTTTATGGAACATGATAACATAGCTGTAGCTGAAGATGAACTATACAATATTGAATTAGAAATTCATGCTTTAAACGCTGCGCAACAAATGGACATAGATCAAGCCGAGGCTATATTAAGAGTAGAGCTTGGGTCACAAGTGGGTAAAATGGCTTCTAAAGAAATAAAAAGAGACCTATTAATGTTTGCTAAAAGAAACCCTAAGTTATTTATTGACTTAGCTAATGATGAAAATGTTATACTAAGAAACTTTGCGATTAAAGCAGTTGAATTAGGTATAATAACATTGTCTCCAGACCAAAGAACTTTCTTATGGGCAACTAATAAAAAGAAACTAGTAACAGTTCCTTTTGATCAAAACCCTTATTCTGAATTTGCAGCCTTTTTAAAGACTGATGAAGGGCTAGAAGTTTACAAGTCTATCGAGAAAAAACTCAAATAACATGTAATACTAATATAGGGCTCGTTTACTCGGGCCCAATATTATAATAAAAAATACAAATGGCAATAAACGTAGATCAGGTTTACAAAACCGTCTTATTAATAATAAACAAAGAGCAAAGAGGTTATCTTACTCCTGACGAGTTTAATAAAATAGCAACACAAGTCCAACTAGAGACTATTGATGATTATTTTCAAACTATTAATCAACAAATGCGCGTGCCACAAAATGATAGCGAATATGGAAATCGCTATAAAAACGTACAAGAAAAGCTAGATGCTTTTAAAAAAATAGGAGATTGTACTTACAATGCCGCAGTTGGAACTACTCCAGCTTTTTTTGCTATACCAACATCTTCAAATGTAGCAAGCGGATTTCAAACATTTTTAACGTCGACAACAGCGACAGGTTATCCTTTAACTACAATAACACAAGCTCAAGTACAAAACGCTACTACGGTTGTTACTATAGAAACACCCACTGGCACAGCCGCTATTCCTTATGCTAACGCTAATTGGGATATTACAGGTGGTATATTTAGTGCTGATACCTCTACGGTACCCGCAACGCCTATTGGAGCTGGTAGTACGTTAAACATAAATTTATACCCTAATGATTTTTACAAATTAGGAACAATATTATATAGAGATGACAGAGAAGTTGAGCAAATTCAAAGAAACGAACTAGCTATGCTTAATATGTCACCTATAAGCAAACCTACTGAGCATTTTCCTGTTTGTTTTTATGAACAAAACAGAATAACTATATATCCTCAAACTATTAACAACCAAGTACAAGTTACTTATATTAGAAAACCAGCAGATGTAGCTTGGAATTTTTCTTCCGCAACTGGTTACTACGTTTATGACCCAGCTAGTTCGGTTAACTTTGAATTAGATATAACTGAGCAAACTAGCACTATATTAAAAATATTACTATATGCTGGAGTTGTAATAAAAGATCCTCAAATAGTTCAAGCTGCAACTCAAGAAATAGCTATGGAAAATCAAAACGAAAGAAATTAATAAGATATGGCAATACAACCACCAAGCAACGGATTAGTAACTGAAAACGCACAACAATATTTTCAAGGTTCTCAAGGATTTAGAGCTGCCGCAAATGGTGGTGGTCAAACATTTCCAACCGATTTTGATACTGATCTTGTATTAGGAAGTTTAACAAGTTGGAATCCTACCGATGTTAATTATAGTTTAAATAATTTTAAAGTTTACACTAGCTCTACAGGATTAGCTGGAAGCTGGTCAGAGTGGATCACTCAATTAGAAGTTACAAATGGTAAAACTATAACTTTAACAGCAGCGCCAGTAGCTAACGCTTATGTTGTTGTACAGTTAAAAATATTAAGTGGAGGTAAATATGGTAACACTGAAGCTGAAAAAGCTTACGGTGAAACTGTAGAAGACAATTACGGAAGTTATCAATACGTTACGTTAAATGACGTTGTAAGTAATTTTTTAGTAGGATACGTAGGACAACACAAACTTTTACAAGACGCTAAAAGAACCGATGTAATATTTTTTACTAAAAGAGCAATGCAAGAGTTTAGCTATGATACATTAAAAAGTATTAAATCCGCAGAATTAACTGTACCAGCTAGTTTAACGTTAATACTACCTCAAGACATGGTTAACTATGTTAAGATGTCGTTTATTGATGATCTAGGCGTTAAAAGACCTATATACCCTGCTAATAATTTAACTATAAGTCCTTACTATACTCAAGCGCAAGATTCTGCAGGTATACCTACTCAAGATAATTTTGGTAATGATTTAGAAGGTACTTCAATTACACAAGAAAGATGGCACACTGCTAATGATAGTTTTATTAATGGTAATTTTGCTAATGATTTCACTAATGATATGTGGGCATATAATTGGGGCGAATTAGGAGGATTTATTGGTGGAGCTTATGGCCAAATGTATGGAATGGAGCCTCAATACGCACAAACTAATGGTTGGTTTAATATAAACGAGCGAGAAGGTAAAATATCTTTTTCAAGCAATTTAGTGGATAGATTGATAGTTTTAGAATATGTGTCTGATGGTTTAGCATATGACCTAGATAGTAGAGTTCCTAAGTTAGCTGAAGATGCTATATACGCTTATATATTACATGCTTTGATTTCAGTTAGAATAAATCAGCCGGAATATGTTGTGCAAAGATTAAAGAAAGAAAAAAGTGCTAAATTAAGAAACGCTAAAATAAGATTATCTAATATAAAACTTGATGAAATAGTTCAAGTAATGAGAGGTAAGTCTAAATGGATAAAAAATTAAATTAAATGGCAGAGTCTAAAAACAGTTTCATACAATCTAAAATGAACAAAGACTTGGACGAGAGATTAATTCCAAGTAATGTGTACAGAGATGCTTTAAACGTAGCGGTATCTAGATCAGAAGGAAGTGATGTTGGTTCTTTAGAATCTGTGTTGGGTAATGCTAAAATATACAATGGAGGTGGTCAAGCTAATTTAGAAATAATTGGTAAAATAATTGATGAAGTTAATTCTGTGATTTATTTTTTTAAAACAAATTACACTGGAATTGCTGATGTTTTTCCTGCTGACACTACCTCATGGATTATGACTATAGAAAGGTATAGCATAGCTTCAAACAGCTCTACCGTTTTAGTTGAAGGTAATTTTTTAAATTTCTCTACACAAAACCCTATATATGGAGTTAATTTAATTGAAGATCTTTTGTTTTGGACTGATAATAGAAACGCGCCAAGAAAAATAAATATAACTAAAACATTAAATTATTATTCTAACGAAGACCAAATATCTGTATGCAAATGGGCTCCTTATAGAGCGCCAGAATTTGTAAATTTAAGATCTGTTATAACGACAAGCGCGGCTACGCATCCTTCTACAATGACTGACGCAGAAGATTTACCTACTATTTTAATTGGTGTTAGTGAAATTAGCTCAGTAAACTTAGCAGTAACTAGATATAAAAACGGAGATGTTATAGAAAACGCTGTAGGAAATTCAGCATGGGTTACAGCAAATACAAATCAAACAGGAGCGTGGTGTTATTATAATGATGATTTAGGAAACGGTGTTACTTACGGTGTTTTGTATAATAAGTGGGCAGTTTTAGATCCTAGAGGTTTAGCGCCTGTAGGTTACGAAGTGTTATCAAAAGCACAATGGGAGGCTAGTTTAACAACAGTATCTAGTAGCGTTGTTGGAAACACATACAACGGGGCTGGTGTAGTTTTAAAATCAGAAGAATTATGGGAAACTTCAGCTACTGCAAATCAAGGCCAAAACACTAAAGGTTTTAATTCTTTACCAGCTGGAGAAAATATAGCAACAAGTCCTTTTTTCCAAGAAATAACACAAACAACTAACTATTGGACTAATGACGCTGGTGACGATAGTTTTGTTCAAATGGTTTATAACACTCCTAACGCTACAGTAGAAGCAGCTCCAGGTTCAAATCCAAAATTAGCAGGTAGATCAGTTAGATGTATTAAAAATTCTAATTATAACGGTTGGAATGGAGATCCAGAATACTTAAAAGATAAGTTTGCTAAATTTAGCTATAGATTTAAGTTTGATGACAATGAATACTCAGTGGCAGCGCCTTTTAGTCAAGATGTTTTTATACCCGAACAACAAGGACAATTTGTCAATGACAATGAAAATCAAGCGTTTATAACTACTGTTGTAGAATTTATGCAAAACTCTGTTAATAACGCGGTCTTAAACATAGAACTACCAACTATTGATATTTTAAACGAGTATAAGATAAAAGGAATAGATATTTTGTTTAAAGAATCTGATGCGCAAGCTTTTTCTGTAATAGAAAGTATAGTTGTTGATGAAGCTTTTGTAAGTAATTTGAACAATACAAATATTTATCAATATTCTTATCAATCTACATTGCCTTTAAAAACCTTAACCTTAAACCAAACAACAAGAGTTTTTGACAAAATACCAGTAACGGCTTTAGCGCAAGAGACTAGTGGTAATAGAGTAATGTATGGTAACTTTGTGCAAAGTAATGGAGCCCCTATAGGTTTGAATTATTTTGTAGATAGCTTAGATAAAACAATACAAGAATTTATACAATATCCGCAACACTCTATAAAAGAAAACAGAAACTATCAAGTTGGTTTAATTTTAGCAGATAAATACGGAAGACAAACTGACATAATATTATCTAATTATGATGATCTAAAGGACGCTTTAGGTAACGCAGTTCCAGGTTCTAATATATTTCTAAACTACAAAGCATTATCTTTTGCAGATAACATACAAGGTTGGTATGGTGACAATTTAAGATTAAATTTTAATTCGCCTGGTATTCCTGAAGCCGCAGATTCAAACAACGTAAACCCTGGTTATCCAGGAGTGTACGCTATAGGAAACTACTACACCGTAAGCGCAGCAACAGCGCCAATACCTACGTTGCCATATTTTTGGGATTATAGTAACGAAACAGTAGTTGCCCCAAACACCAATCTAACAATGTTGTTCTCAAACATAGTATACGTAGACACGCAAGAAGCTACTAATACTTATGAACTATACAAAAACACAGGTTCAGGTTGGATAAAATTAATCAAAACCACGGATTACACTATAAGTGACGCTACAGGTGACGATGACGTTACTGTTACCTTTGTTGTAGCTCCTGTTATTGGAGTTGCCTATAAGCTCACGTTAAGATACACAGCTAACAACTATAACAAATATCAAACAGGTACGTACAGCGCTGGTGGTAATCCTTTGTTTCCTGACTTCGCGACAACATATCAAAGTTATTACGCTGTAGGAAAAGAATTAAGAGGCTTATATTGTGATTATACTTCTATAAAAAGTGTAACTGCTTTATATACTCCAGTTAGAGCTGTTTCGTTTTTTACTAAAAATGAAATCGCATCAACTTATTTGTTTGATAATAGTGGACAAACTAGTCCAACAAGAACTGAACCAGCTTTAGCTGTTGACAAAACGTTTGCTACTTATAATATAAATCCTAGAGGTTTTTATAGCTATAGAATAGGTATAAAGCAGTTGCAACAAGATTATTATAACGTATATTTACCTGGTTTTGTAAACGGGTATCCTATTGACGGTAATGTTTTAGAACGTGGTGAAACCGCTTTTACAACATTAATATCTGACAATATAAACAAAATACCTAGAAACTTAGAAAAAGTAGGTCCTTTGCAAGATCAGTTTACAAGTGACGAAAGATTATGGCCTAGAGTTGTAAACACACTTCAAATTGCAGATACTACAACTACACCTACTAGTTATGTTTATAATAGGCAGTTTTACCCTTCTTCAAGTCCTGATACTGCAGACTTAATAGGTACTGTAAAGGACGTGTTTCCTGACATAACTTTTAGCGTTCCACCAGTCGCTCCTGCAACAGATGAATACAATACTTTTACTCTATATGATCCAGCAACAAAACCTTATATAGCACAATTTTCAACTCAATCAAGTTTAGGTGTTAAAGAAGAGAGTTTTGCACTTCCAGGAATAGGAACTAGTAATTTTCCTTATCCAGCGGGAATGTCACTAGCTGTATATGAAACTGCTCCAGTAGTAGTTCCTTTCGAAATATTTTACGAATCATCAACTACTGATTTAATATCAGACTTAAACAACGCTATACAAGGGGAGAATACTGAAATAAACGGTATGACAACTCCGGTTATTGATTTTGAAGAAAATAATCCTATTGGATCGTATGTGACTTCTAATATTTATCCAACTGTTAATGGTACAACTTATACTGGTGCTACTGGAAGTTTAATATCTGTATTCAATTATCCACCAAACGCTAGTTTTACAGGACCTGCATCAACTCCCAACACAACTAATTTCGCTTTAAGTGGGGCTAATCAAAGGTTTTCATTTGATATTTTAGCAACTGGCAGTATAGCTATAAAAACAACAGATACTTTTTACGCAGGATCAAATGGCGTAGGCACAGACTCAGGTTCACAACTTGGAAGTAGCTATGCTGGAAGATTTATATGTACAATAGCCTGGACAGATGGTGCAACGGTAACAAACGAGACTTTAACACTAGAGTTGGTCAATAATAATCCTGTTATCTATCAACCGGCTTTGATTCAATCTGTATTTGATTCTAACACCACGTGGATATTCGGAGGACAAGGTGTTATTGAAGGAGCAGGAGTTTTAGACACCTCTCCGAGAGCAATAAATGGAAGCGCAAGAAACACAGATAACCTTACTTTTGGAAACTGGGGCCAATACACTTTAGGAACTAGTCGAGGTGGAGCAAATCAATGTTGGAGTATAGTTTCTTTAACAGAGACATTGAACAGTGTGTCTACTGTTTATACAAACTCAGTTGACATAGATGCTCGTTTTGAAATACCTTTAACTGCTTTAACTGGTAGTAGCGGAAACATTAATAGGGCTTGTGGTTTTAACATGAAAGTAACAAATAATAATACGTATCCTTTAGTTTCTGGAACGACTTATGATTTTGTGTTTAGAAATAGTGACACGTCTGGATTAACTGTAGATACATCGGTTAGCTTTACATTATCACAAGCTAGTTACTCTGGGTCAGTAGTAACAACCGCTTATACTTCTGGCACAGGTTTTGGTTCTTCTTTAACTACTTCTTTGATAGGCAACAGCCAACTTCTTTTACCAACTTGGACTGGACAACTTCAAAACTGGCAAAATAATTTACAAATTTATTTATGGGTTAGGTTAAAAACTTACGGTGTCACGGATCAAGCTCTTAATGTAGATGTTACAAACGTAAACTCAGGCGTTAATAGACAAGGTGATTTTCCTTCAACTCCAACAAACACTACAGAATCTAGTATTACAGCTAGCATTGGTACTCAAACAGGTTCTGGATCTACAGAAACATTTACATATACTAATCAATCTTTGTCTGCCTTCAGCGCAAACAGCACTCAAATAGCTAATGAAATATGCCCTGGAATGGTTAATGCAACCACAACACCTTCATATGACTTTAGACAGTGTGCTTTAGTGAATTTAAAATTAGAAATAACTCAAGCGCCTTATTCTAGTCCAACTGGTGGTCAAACATGGGAGGCAGAATTAATGTACAGCACCAATTCCGCAGGAACAATAAAATACGCGCTACCATACGTGTCTGGTACTATAGTTCCTTTTTACAGTAACGTGTCAGGAGGAACACAAGGTTCTCAAATAGCGCCAACAGCTACCCCTATACCAACTGGACCAAATTAAAAACAATAAAAAACAAGTAATAATAACTAAGTATGGCTGCAATAATTCCTATAAAATACTATAACACATACGTTTTAAAAAAATTAACTGGATTCAATGTCACTAATGCTTACGATTGGTATGTAGAAGAGTCTAGAATAAGAGGTGGATACAACAATGTTCAAACAGGATTATCTCCTCGTGCTTTTTTAAAATCAGAAGACAACTCTAGCGAAACGCTTGGGAGTTCTATTATGTATTCTGGGGTTATAAATTCTAGAACCGGCATAAACCAAACAAATCAATTTCCTTCTGGAGAAGACATAACAAGAACTGTAGACCCTTCTAAAGGTAGTATACAAAAGCTATACGCCGAAGACACTAATTTAATTATATTTCAAGAGCGTAAAGTGAATAAAGCTCTTATAGATAAAGACGCTATTTATACACAAGAAGGCCAACCAGTACAAACAACTTCAAACGTTGTTATTGGAGCCATAATTGCTTACGCTGGAGAGTTTGGTATTAGTCAAAATCCAGAAAGCTTTGCGGTATATGGTTATAGAAAATACTTTACAGACAAAGACAAAGGTTCTGTAATGAGATTATCTCAAGACGGACTTACGGAAATATCAAACTATGGAATGTATGATTTCTTTAGAGATAAATTTTTAGATTTAGGTAGTGGCAAAGCTGTTGGCGGATGGGATATACATAATAAATGCTATACATTATCTTTGGTTCCTTCTGCTGTAAACCTAACACCAGAAACATTAAGTTTTGACGAAGGCGTGAAAGGTTGGACAAGTAGATATAGCTACGTACCTAATCAAATTTTTAGTGTACAAAATGCTTTCTTTTCAACAAACAATGGTAATATATACCAACACTATTCTACGAACGTTAAAAGAGCTTATTTTTACGAAATTCAATATGACTCAACCGTGGAAACAGTGTTTAACACAAACCCTTCATTAATTAAAAGTTTTAAAACTATAAATTACGAAGGAAGTAGTAACTGGCAAATGTTAAGTTTAGAAACAAATGGTAGTTCCGCTACAAACAATAACCAGTATACTGATACTGACACAGCAAACCCTATAGGTGTTTTTGAAATGCCAACCACATTATCAGCGTTAGAAAATAGTTTATTTAAAAATCAATTTAAACAAAAAGAAGATAAGTATTTTGCTAATCTTATAAATACTTCAGCGTTTACGCAAGGTGAGGTTGTTTATGGTAAATCTATATCAGGTGTTAAAGGGTTTTTTGCAACAGTTAAAATGAAAGCTACAAACACAGCTACATCAGGTACTAATGAGTTATTTGCAGTATCGCTAGAATACAACGAATCATCATATTAAATTAAATGAAATTAAGAAAACTAACAGATCAAGACTGGGATACACTATGTAAATGGTGGGAAGCATGGCCTAAGTGGGTTAATCCACCTAAAAGTTTTTTACCAGATAATGGTAAAGGAGGTTTTATAGTAGAAAAAAATAACAAACCTATATGCGCAGGTTTTATATATTTAACTAACTCTGACGCTGTTTTATTAGAATGGATAGTATCAGATCCAGAGTACAGAGAAAATGACAGAAAAGAAGCTTTAGAGCTTTTAATAACAGGAGCAGAAGCTGCCTGTAAAGCTATTGGTAAAAAACACATGTTTAGTATTGGTAGGAATAAACATTTAATTGAAACACACAAAGAATTAGGGTGGGCAGTTGATACTAGCTCTTCTTATGAATTAACAAAAAACATATAAAATGGGAGTAATGACAGCAATCGCTGCAGCTGGTGTAATATCAGGTGCTATAACAGCAGGACAAGCAGGCAAAAGAGCAGATTCGGCACGAGATGCTGCTAATTTAGCCGCGGCTGAAATTAATGCTATAAAATCTAAAAGACAGCCTATAATAAATCCATACGCTGGTGTAGCAAATTTGTCTAACTTAGGTAAGGACTTAAGTGGTATGATGTCAAATCCATTTGCTAATTTAGGCGTGGCTACACAAGCCGCTGAAATGAAAGTTGAACAATCTAACCTAGCGTTATCTAATGCTTTAGAAACTTTAGCAACAACAGGTGCTAGCGCTGGTGGTGCAACAGCTTTAGCTCAAGCAGCTTTAGCAAGTAAAAAAGGAGTATCAGCTAGTATAGAACAACAAGAAGCTCAAAATCAAAAACTAAGAGCTCAAGGAGAACAACAATTAGAGCAAGTAAAAATGAGTGAAGCTCAAAGACTTCAAGGCTTACAGATATCAGAAGGCCAAAGAGTACAAAGCGCTGAAGCAGCTGGTCAACAATATATGATGGGCTTAAGAGAAAACAGAACAAACGCTGATCTTGGTAGGGCAGCTGGTCAAGAAGCTAATGCTCAACAACAACAATACGCCGCTCAAGCAGCTCAATCACAAGCTTGGGGTGGGGCAATATCTGGAGCTATATCTGGGATTGCTAGTGTTGGTATAGCCAATATAGGTACTTCTACCGCTGATAAGCAAATAGACTTCATGGGCAACATAGTACCACCTCCATCATAACATAAAATAAACAACAATATGAGTGCATACGATAACCCAAGAATGATAAACGATCCGCGAGCAGCGGCTTCAGCTAACGTAGGTAATATGATAGGCAGTGCTTTAGCTGATATTGGCAAGTCTTATGCTGGCATGAGAGCTACTCAAAAAGCTAAAGTAGAAAGAACTCAAGAGTTAAATCAAAAAATATTAAACGCAACAACTAACCGAAACAACTCCATGGTGTTAGAAATGGAGAAAAGTCTTAGAGAGTCAAATATACCTCAAGATATGTGGGATGCCGCGATTAAAAATCAACGACTTTTATTTGACGGATTTGGGATACAAGGAGATAAAGATTTTGTAATGGGCGCTACTCAAGCTCAGTATTTATTAGATACAGATAAAAATCTTAGCTCAGAAGATAGAACAAAATACAATGAAATAAAAAACAAAGCAACTAGTAATATACAAAAAGTTCTTGGTAAAACTGGAAAATACGGAGCTGAAGCTACTGAAGTTGCTGCATATATAAAAGGCGGAAGTAGTAATTTAGACTTAACATGGCGTGGGCTTGAAGCAGGTGCTAAACTAGGTACTCAGCTTACCGGTATGGGTTTAGCAAGACAAACTCCACCAGGAGTTGAAACTACTTACGAATTAATAAACGGGGCTGATGTTTATACTCATAGAGTTTCTAAGAACCATGATCTTATTAATAGTAGCGTAGATATGACTACTAGTGATTTAGATGATGTAACTATAAAAGAAGACGGAGACTATTATGTTATTACGCAAACTTTAGGAATCCAAGGAAACACTGACATGTTAGTAAATGTACAACCAGGTAATAACTCAGATATTTTTAATAAAATTGGTCAAGTATCAACAGTTTTAAACGATGAAGGTAATTTAGAAAGTGATTTTAAAATTGAATTATCTCCAATTATAAACAGAATATCTGATAGCTCTAGGATACAGTCTTCCATTTTTACTTACCTACCTATAGAAAAAGTACAAGAACTAACAAGCAGACAAGTTAATGTTAGAGCAACAAAATTAGTAAACGGTCAGTCAAATCAACAATTAGCATCTTATTTTCAAAACAGATTTAATATAAATGTTTTAGACATAAAGCCAGATTACTTTAGCGGTATGTCAAATGAAGATAAAATTGACTACTTAGCAAAAATAGAAATGGAAGGTTTAGTAGATGATTTTACTGATGATTTTAAAAAAGGCAAACTTACCGAGTCTCAAATAAATGAAATATTAGTTAAAAAAGCAGAAGGAAATCAATACCTATCAAACGTGCCAGATAAAGGTTCTAAAGAATTTGAAATATGGAAAAACGCTGATCATTATTATTTAGAAACAAAAGGACCCGAGGTAAATGACCAGAACAAAACCATAACACCACCTACCGAATGGGAAGCAAATGATGTAAAATGGTTTAATGACCCAAGCTTTGGTAATAATGCTATAGAGTTTTATGATCCAGTAGCAGGAACAGGAGTAGAATTAGCTAATGTAATACAAGGAAATCCTAACGCGGACGAAACTACTAGAATTATTCAAACCAGTAAAGATAAATGGCAAGCTCAAAAGGCTTTCTTTAGCGCAGGAAACGTTGTATACAAGAACGTTGGAAAACCAGCAAGTAAATTATCTTTAAAACCTTATTTAGGAATAAAATAATAAAAAACACACATGCCTTATATAAACTTAAGTAGTCCAGATAACCCTTTATCAGAACTTGATTTAGAGTTGTTAGCTTCACAAGAAGAACCACCCGTTACGGTAGAAAAATACATGGAATTAAACAATATTTCATTTGTTAAACCAGAGATCAACGATAATGGAAATGTTGAAAAAGAAGTAGATACAGATAATATAAACGCTGGACTTATTGAAGAGCAAGTAAATAAAGATATTGAAAATTTTCAACAAGGTGTTGCACAAACAAGTGCAAATGCAGCACCTACAGATCCGAACGCACTCGAGATATCAGATTCGGAATTATTATCGGAAGATTTTTCATTGGATTCTCTTTACCAGGGTCCAACAAGAGATCCAGCTTATGCAAGTGTAGATGAAGCACAAGCTGAGTATGATGAACTAGAAAAACAATATCCTGATTTAATGGATAGAAGAAAATGGTGGGGAGGATTAAATGATGATATTTACAACGAAGGTTATCGTGAAAGAGAAGCAGCTAGAGTTAAACTTGAAAAAGCTAACTCTGCACTAAGGAATACCGACATAAATGTTAATATACCAGAGACTTTTATAGGTGATAACCCGGAAAATATTGAAAAAGCCTTTAACAATCCTGTATCTGGTTATGGTGGTGTGGCTACTTTTCAATATAATAAAAATGGAAGCGGTGCAGGGAATAAAAATATTTTAACAGCTACTTTAAGCGATGGTAATGTTTTAGAATTACCTATGAATTACGATTCTACTTTTAGAGGTAGCGATAAACAAAAAAGAATTTTTGAGCAAAATTATCAAAAACTAAAAGATCATCAATTATCTGTAATACAAGCCACTAACATGGTTGAGCTTGTTAAAAACGTTATTGAGCCATCTCAAATAGCTGGGCTAGTGGAAAGTTTTGATGAAGGTAATTTATCTTTAATAGCTTTAAATACAGAATTAAAAGTTATTGACTATGAAGTAAAACCTATTTATGATAATATTGAAAAAACATCAGGGCTAACAGGTACAGAAACACCTAAAGTTACAGGTTATCAATTGCTTAAAAATGGTTTACCTTTTAATCTTTTAGCAGCAGAAAATGATTTAAGTTTAGATGGCGTTCAAGCATATCTTAGAAACAATTTAAGTTCAAAAGAAACTAGTATTATAAAAGAAAGTTTAGTTAATACTTATGATAACTGGGTTCAGCTACAGCAAGCTAAAAAAGTTGAACTTGAAAAAAAGATATCACTAGATGATAACGCTAGTGTTGTTAAACAATACATAAAAGATAATACTTTATCAAAGGATATACCTGAATATTTAAAATTAGTAAATGAAAAAGGTGATGTTAATTTTAGCGAAGAAGAAATAAAACACATAACAAAGTATTTTGAAAGAAATAATTTAATAGTTTCTGATAAAAACCTTGGAATCAAGTCTGCTTCTGAGATGATGAAAAAATACACAGACACAAGTAATTTAGATTTAAAGCTTAATGAGTTTGTTGAACAAAATATTGTAGAGTTTCCAGGACTACGTGAAAAACTAGAAAAGGCCGTAGATTTAAAAGCTTTAGTCAAAAATAGTTTAATAGGCCCTGACGGTGATGGTGGCCTTAGAAGATCAATGATTGATAAAAGATTTGATACCATGCATGGATCTGCTATTAGAGAAATAGGTAAAGACGAGCAGACTATTATAGATACTGGAGGATTGTTAAGTAAAACTGAAGGCGCTTTACAAGACAAATCTTTAGCTTATAAAATGCAAAAATTAGAGCTAGCTTCACAGCTTTTAGAAGAAATTCCTAAAATTGGAATAATAGCAATTGATGAAAAAATAAAAGAAATTGAAGGTGTAAAATATAATTTTCAAAATATAGAAGGACAAGGATCGTTTTATTCGATATCAGCTCCTAAAGATTTAAACAATGAAGATCAAGCAAAGTTTAACGAAGCTCAAGCAATGTTGTTTAAAATTCAAAACACATTACAGACTTTACAAGAAGACAAAACACAGACAATAGAAAATTTTAAAAATCAAATAGTAAATTTAAAATTTAAAGAAGTTCTTGATGAAAGTGAAAAAAAAGAAAGAACTAAAGCTGAAGTAGATTTATTGATTACTACTGTTAACGAAGATACAGGAAGTGTTTACACGGTAAAAGAAGCTACTGATTATATTAAAAAAAGAGATTCACAAAAAATAAATATGTATGATGCTTTTTCTAAAGAGTATGGTACTGCTGAACTAATATCTAAAGATTTTGGTGATGCTACTTATGGTATTTTTCTTGCACTACCAACGCTAGCTGGTTCACAATGGGCTATAGACGAGCAAGTAAGATTGAATCAAAAGAATGAAGTTTACATGACTATGGGCGAACTAGGCGATGAATCAGGTAATGAAGGTTTGTTTGCTTTAAGAACTTTATCTCAACAGTTTCCTAATATTTTAATGGCTATAGGAACTGGTAGTTTAGGTACCGCTGCAAAACTTAGTGATGCAATGGTAAAAACTTCTATTGCAACTACGTTTGGTGTTACTTCAGGTGCGGACACTTATAGAAGATTAACAATACAAACAGGTTTAGTTGATCAAGCTAAACAGCAGCAAACTTGGTTAAAAGGAGCTTACAAAGAAGGTTTAATAGACCAGAGCACCTATGCTAACGGTATGGCTGATGCAGCACAAACCATCGCTTTTAATGACATGAGTGACGAGCAAATACAGGCTGCTTCTTTTATGACAGGTGTAGTAGAAGGTAGTGTAACAAGATATATAGGTTCTGCTAATAATACTGTTAAAATACTTAAAGACGTTAGAGGTTATTCAAACATAAGCCAAACAGCGCTAGCTAATAAAAACACTTTATTAGGTAAGTATGGTTTGTATGGTATGGAGTATGGTAAAAGAGTTGGAGGTGAACTTATTGAAGAATCTACTATATTAATAGGTACTCAAGGTTTGTCTGAGTTTGCTATATTAGATAGAGACTTTAATTTAGATCAATTAGATGATGTATGGTTTTCTACTTTGTTAACAGCAGGTTTTTCTAATGGGCCTAGTTTAGCTTATTCAGCTGTTGTAAATGTTAGTATTTCTCAAGAAATGAAGAAACAAGCTAGCAAGCAATATAGTAAAATACAAATACTTGAAAAATCTTTACTAATTAAAGGTATAACCAAAGAAGATAAAGAGTCACAATTATCAAAACTAGCTGAACTGTACAAAGGTTTAAGTGAAACGAATGGTGAAGCGGCTGTTGATGGAATTGCATTAGGTGGTGATAATATAAAAAAATTATTACATTTTAAACAGATAAAAGACGGGTTATTAAGACAAGCTGGTGTTGGTGCTAATACAGACCCAAGTAAAATTAATTATATTTTAGGCCAATATAAAAGAAGAAAGCTTACGAGTGATGAAAAAGCTAATTTTGAAAGAGAACTAAACTCTATTGAAAGTTCAATTAATGAAATTAGGAACAGTGATAAAGATTACGAGTCTGTAAAAGACATGCTTAATAACAACGATCCAACTTTTGGTATGTATACAGCAACCGAAAAAAGATTAAAAAATAATCCAACAGATCAATGGAAAAAAGCTAAGACTCCAAGACAAAAAATAGCTGCAGTTATATCTTATATATTTGAAGAAAACCAAAAAAGAAATACAGAAAAAGCTAGAAAAGATCCACAAGTACAAGAAAATTGGCAAACATTAGTTAAAGCTTATACCTTAATGGGTAAAGGTAAACAAATACCTAATAAAGAAAAATGGCTAATATCTCAAGGTAAAGCAATTGGAGCGCGTACTTCTATGGCGATAACAGTTGCCAGTGAATCATCACAAGCTGCAAATATTCTTAATGAAAAATCTTTAAATGATTTAACTTTAATTCAAAAACCAGAAGGTTCAGATCTTTTAACTGAACTAGAAAGAATGTACAACAATAAAGAAATTGAGGTTGAAGAATATGTAAATATATCATTAGAGTTAAATGAAAATCCTGGTGCTCAAGGTTTTATTGTAGACGGTAAGTTTATTGTAAACACTATTGGCGATATAAAAGAAAGAATTAAAGCAAATGACTATAGAGCATCAATAGTGGTTTTACATGAAATAAATCACGCGCAAGATGATAAGTTTTTTGGAAATACTACAGATGGTTTATCAGCAAGAGGTAAAGACTATGCTGAAAATTTTAGAAAAGCTTTATTAGAATCTAGTAATGTAAATTTAAAAAGCATAGGTAACGGAGCTAGTAGTGTTGTAAAACAATTATATAATGAATTTAACGAAGACGGTACGATTAACGATACATATCTTGATGAATGGACAAAAGAAGCTCAGTCTCTTTTATTTGCTTACGAAGGAGATTTACAACTAGAAACTACCGAACAAAGTTTTGGCACTTTAGATAATATTATAGATAAAGTTTTTGGTGGATCAAGATATAACATAAACACTCCACAAAAAGCATTAGCTTATGCTTTAGGTAGTAATGCTGCTGCTAGACAAGGGAAAATGAGTGAGTTTACTAAAAGAGGTATAGAGCTCCAAAACAAGGGGGCTATAACTGAAAATCTAAGCACTAAAGCATCTAGAAGTTTAAACACTTTACAGACTATTAATGATAAAAACGCTAATGTAGAAAATTTTACACCTATAACACAAGAGCAATTTGATTCAACAATAGGCAAAGTCGCAAGTAGAACTTGGAGTAGATTTGGTAGACCTATACCTGAAAATATAAGAGAAAAATTCATTGGTAGTTTAAATGATAGAACTGGTAGAAAAAAATGGATAACAGATGCTGAACAAATACTAAGTACTATAGCTTTAAATTTTGACGCAAGCAAAGCTACTTTTGGTAGTTACATAGCTAACACAGGTATGCAGCGAGCTAATTCATGGGCTAAAAACGAATTTGGAATACCAAGTGTTTCACAAGGAACTAGAGTAGATATTGATAGCGAGCAAGTACAAAGCAAAACAGATACAACAACTGATCTCAAGTCAAGAGCAAAAAAAGAGAGTAAAGAATCTATACCTTCTATAAAAGAAAACATTAAATTTAAAGACAAAAAATCTTTAGATAATAAAATTTTAAAAGGCGTAGCAAAAGAGGTTAAATATAAATTGCCTAAAATATCAGATAACAAAACTTTTAAAAGTAAATCAAACTTAATTCAAGCTATAACTAAAGGTATATTGACAACTACTGTTGACGGTAAAAACTTATATGCTCAAGTTATAGATGAAATGGGTGGTAGGAATAAAACTTTACCAGCGTACGAACAATTTTTAAATGAAAACTATGAAACATTACTTTCTTCTGGCGGCTTAACAACTACTTATTTATTAAAAGCTTTTCCTCAAGCTGTTCAAAAATATGTTAACGGTATGGGTTGGGTTAATTATGATACCTGGAAAGATAGAACAAAAGGCACAAAAGAAGGTCAAGTTGATTTTTATAGAACAGGAGATGGGCCTTATCAAGGATCTACGTCTGGTATGCAAAAAACAAGACGTATACCTAATATTAAAAATGTTATACCATTATCTCAGTTTAAAGGAAAATATATTGATGGTATAAACAACAAAGTTAAAGTTGCACCTACGGAAGCTTTAGCAAAACAATTACTTCAAGAGATTGGTATACAAACTTTTGCTGCAGAAATAAATAAAGAGGTTAGTCCTATAAAAGATACGTTTGTTGAAAGACAACAGTTGCTAAACCAATTAGCTAATGTTTATAATTTAGAAGCTGAAGTAACTTTAGAAACAGAAAGAAGAGGTGTTAAAAACAGCTTAGCCTTGTTAGAGCCTAGTAAGTTTGATTTATGGGAATCTAAGAAACAAACATTTTTTGATGAAATATTAAAAGCTAAAGATTACAAATCTAAAACTATATTAAATATTCATAAAGGAATATATGGAACTGAGTTTGAAAACGAACATAAAGATATTGCATTACAATTTAGCAAACTTTTAATACCTGTTAATAAAGCTGATGGAATAGTATTTAAAACAAACGATGAATTTGTTAACTACTTAGAAGACATAGTTCTTGCTGGTGATGTTAATCAAACTATAGTTCAATTTACAAGAGCTTCTATAGTAAACAGTGATGGTGTAACTGTGCCTTATAGAATTTCTGAAATGACAAGAGACTTAAACTCTGTTAACGAAGGTAGAGATTTTTTATCCAAAAAATTTGTAGCTCAACTTAAAAGTGATCTTAAAAGTGATGATTTAGCTTTAGATTATTTAGTTGCGTTTGCAGGCACTACTTTTAGTCAAGGCCAAAGTAAGTTTGGTGCTTTTGAATTTAAAAACAAAGCCTTACAAAGACATAATGACGCTAGCAATAGAACAGGTTTGTTTGGCAAGCAAGACGTAGATATATTACAAAATTTAATACAACCTAATTTTCCTAATGTAAAAAGTATAGCTGATCAAATAATAACTTTTAATGATGGCACTCCATCTAGAAAAGTTAATATTAATAGATCTGCAGACGTTCAACAGTCTATGTTAGGTGATAACTTTAAATGGAACGAATCTAAAACAGATGCTAAAAAAGCTGAAAAGTTTGTAAGAGCTTTAATGAAATCTTTGCCTAGAAAAGGTGAAAACGATAATTTAACAGCTTTAATATTAGCTACTATAAACTCTAGTAGTAATAGTGCTTTAAGATTAGCAGCTCCTGTTTGGGGTAAATCAACTGTAATGTCTTACGATAAAATCAAAAAGCCTAGACTTGCTACGGCTAAAGATGTTAAAGATAAAAAAGCTAAAAAAATTGGTGACAAAATGTACACTAAAAAAGGAAATTTAATGCTAGAATCAAACTATAGGTTTGAGCACGTTGTTCCTGCTAGAGTTGTTTTATGGTATTTATATGATTCTTATGTAAACAAAAACAAATCAATAGATTTAGATCTATTATTCGAAGATTATAGAGTTGCTATTATACCTATAGCAGAAATGGATGATGTTATAACTAAAACAGGGTTCAGTTCTATAATGTTAGCTAACTATAAACCAGGAGATCAAACATGGTGGAAACGATATTTTAATAGATTTACAAAAGGTAAAATACCTTACGCTTTAGAATCTTACGAAACTGGAGATAAAATTGGTGAAGACTTTCAAACATATTACGAGTCTAATAACCCTGTTGTATTTAAACCTAATTCTGGTGAGCAAGTGTTAAAAGATAACAACGCTGACATTGCTATGAAAAACGCTAGAAGCGCAAAGTATTCTAAAAAAATTAAAAAAATTAGAGTGTTTGATTTTGACGATACGTTAGCAAAAAGTAATTCTAAAATATTATACACCATGCCTGATGGAACTAAAGGTAAGCTTTCAGCTACTGAGTTTGCAAAAGATGCAGCTAAAATGGAGAGACAAGGTGTTGAGTGGAATTTTGAAGAGTTTAATAAAGTTGTTGAAGGCAGAAAAGGACCTTTGTTCAACGTTGCTAAGACTATACAAGACCAAAGAGGATCAGAAGATATATTTGTATTAACAGCTAGACCACAAGAAGCAGCTGTGCCTATACAAGAATTTTTAGCGTCTATTGGTTTAAATATACCATTAGCAAATATAACAGGTTTAGAAAATGGCGCTGCAAAAGCTAAAGCTGATTGGATGGTTAATAAATTTGCTGAAGGATATAATGATTTTTATTTTACTGATGATGCTACAAAAAACGTAAAAGCAGTTAAAGAAGTATTAGATGTTTTAGATGTTAAGTCTAAGGTGCAAATAGCTAGAGCTAAGTTTTCTCAAAAACTAGATACAGAGTTTAATTTGATGCTAGAGCAAAACAAAGGTATTGATGCAAATAAAAGATACTCTCAAGTTGTAGCTCAAAGACTAGGCAAAAACAAAAAACGTTGGAATTTCTTTATACCTCCTTCCGCTGACGATTTTAGAGGATTAACTATGTATATGTTTTCTGGTGAAGGTAGAAAAGGTGAAGCAGACATGGAGTGGTTTAATAAAGCTTTAATTAAACCTTACACGCAAGGTGTTAATGCTATAGAAAAAGCAAGACAACAAGTGTCTAGAGATTTTGGTGGGCTAATTAAAGGTTTTCCTAAAATAAAAAAGCTATTAAGATCAAAAATAACAGACCAACAATATACTTACGACGAAGCAGTTAGAGTGTATTTATGGCAAAAAGCTGGTTTTACAATTCCAGGACTGTCTAAGAGAGATCAAACTATGTTGTTTAAAACGGTAATAGAAGACGCTAATTTATCTGCTTTTGCAGATGGCGTGTTAGCAGTTACAAAAAAAGACAAATACGTTGAGCCAATTGGAAATTGGAGTGGTGGAACTATTTTAAGTGATTTGAATAGCTTGACTACAAAAATAAACAGAAACGAATACTTAGCTGAGTTTATTGAAAACGTAGATGTTATTTTTAATGAAAATAACTTAAGAAAAATAGAAGCTAACTACGGTACTAGAGTTCGTGAAGCATTGGTAGATTCTATTTTTAGAATGAAATCTGGTCAAAATAAAACTTCAAAATCAAACGATTCAGCTATTGTAAACAAGTGGAACAACTGGGTCAACAACTCGATAGGTGCTATAATGTTTTTTAATAGAAAATCTGCACTATTACAATTAATATCTTCGGTAAACTTTGTTAATTGGAGTGATAATAATCCTATGATGGCGGCCGCAGCGTTTGCTAATCAACCGCAGTATTGGAAGGATGTTGTTAGATTGTTTAATTCAGACAAACTAAAACAACGTAGGTCTGGTTTAAAAAGTGATGTTAACGAAGCTGAAATTGCAGCGGCTGTTAAAGGTTCAAAAAACAAAATGCAAACCGCTATAAGTATATTATTAAAGTACGGTTTTACACCTACTCAAATAGCAGATAGTCTTGCTATATCTACAGGTGGTGCAACCTTTTATAGAAACAGGATTAATACTTACAAAAAACAAGGCTTTACAGATGTTGAAGCTGAGCAAAAAGCGTTTATTGATTTTAGTGAAGTATCTGACGAATCTCAACAGTCTGCAGATCCTATGCTAATATCAAGTCAACAAGCTGGTGTTTTAGGTAGATTAGTTTTAGCATTTCAAAATACACCAATGCAGTACACTAGACTTATGAAGAAAGCTGGTTTAGATTTAATAAACGGTAGAGGTGATGCAAAAACTCATATATCAAAAATAATATATTATGGTTTTATTCAAAACTTAATATTTTCTACGCTGCAAAACGCTTTATTTGCAATGATACCAGGATTTAATGAAGATGATGAGGAAACTGAAGAAGATATAGCAACACAACTTAATAGAAAACAAACTAGAATAGCTAACGGTATGATTGATACTATGCTTAGAGGTTCTGGTGTTGCTGGAGCCGCTATTTCTACAGTAAAAAATGCTTACATGAAATATATAGAGCAAGAAGAAAAAGGATTTATGGCAGATCATACTTACACTATATTAGAGCTCGCTAACTTATCACCGCCACTTGGTTCTAAACTTAGAAAAGTATACGCTGGTATACAAACTAAAAAAATTGAAAAAGATGCTATAGCAGAAAGAGGCTTTGATGTTACTATTGATGGTAAATTTAACTTAAGCCCTTCTTATCAAGTTACTGGTGATATTGTTTCAGGATTTACAAATATACCTTTAGATAGACTAGTTGCTGAAGTTAATGCTCTTACTGAAGCTTTAGATGATAGAAATACTAAATGGCAAAGACTTGCTTTAGCTATTGGATATAGAACTTGGGACGTTAAAGCTAAAAATGAAGAACATGATAGAATAAAAGCAGAAAGTAAAATAATAAGAAAAGAGCAAGGCAAAATAAAAGCTAAAATAACTAGAAAAGAGAACAAAAGAATAAAAGATTCTATATACAATGCCTTACCTCAACAAGAAAAAGATGCTATTGAGTTTGCTAAAATAGAAGCAAGAATAAATAAAGCATTTGAAAAGCTTAATAATATGTAAATAAAAAAAATATGGGTTTAGATAATGCTGCTTACGAGAAGCAAAACAAAAAAATGAGATCAAAGTACAAAAAAGAAACTGGTAAAACCTTAGGATCTAGGCAAACATCTGGTACTGGAAAAAGAAGAGTTTCATTCGCGTGTAGGTTTGCAGGTATGGCTGGTGCTATGAAAGATGCTAAAGGAGAACCAACTAAAAAAGCAATAGCTTTAAAGAAATGGGGGTTTGGTAGCATTGCAGCCGCTAAAAGCTTTTGTAATAAAAACAAAGAAAAAAAATAATATGAAAAAACTTATAATATTAGTAATGCTACTGTGTAGTTGTGGAAGTTATCAATATGTTCCTAGTACTTATGTAGATGTGCAAACGTCTCCAGAAGATATAACATCTATGTTTACTGGTTTTGACACAAGTGTAGTACGTATAAAATTCGAACCTTTTAAACCTCGTTTTTATTTTACTAATAACTATGGTTACTGGGGTATGAGACCTTTGTGGATGGATTTTAACTTTTATCAAGGAAATTTTTATAACTACTATTCTAGCTTCTACAGACCTTGGAATTATTGGGATTACTATATGATACCTTGGAATCAAGGACCTTTTAATAATCAAGGTTATAATGTAGTTTATAATTCTAGTAGAAGAAACCAAATAAAAGTTAAAGATGCTATGGCTTTAAATAAGCTTAATATATCTAGAACGATTCTAAATAATAAACCAGTTGTAAGTTATAAGCCAATTGTAAAATCAATAGTTAATTATAACAAACCAAAACCTAATTTTAATTCTAAGCCTAGCTTTAATAGCAAGCCTAGTTTTAACAGTAAACCTAGTTATAACTCTAGACCTAGTTATAATTCAAAACCTAGTAATAACTCAACTCTTATTGTTACAAGAGGTGGTAAAAAAGGTAATTAATAAAAAAAATAAACAAAACAATGAGTAGCAAAATTTCAGAAAACACTGAATTAACTTTAGATTTAAAAACATTATTAATAATCGTAGGCTTTGTTGTTACCGTGGTAGGTATGTGGTTTGCTCTTCAGAAAGACATAGATCTTGCTAAAGAGTTACCTAAGCCAGAAGTTGGTAGAACTGAGTATGATTTAAAAGATCAATTAATTAGAGAAACTATAATGAACACGCAAGACAAGGTAGAAGAAAATAGTGACAAACTAGATAAAATAGACGAAAAGCTTTATCAGATTATTACTAAAAAATA